TCCAATCACCTAAGCCATTCGACCTTCTGGTTGTCGAATGTCCAAGGCGAAAGTCGAGCTGTTATCTACACGCTGTGCGGGCAATTGTTAGCGCCTCTCGGCGCAATTTATGTGCAATTCTTGTGCAATTCTGAAGCGTCTATTGTGCCCATCTGATCACCCATCGCAGTGCAGCTAGTGGCTAACTAGCCAGCTCGATTTCGCGTATTCAGTTGAGTCACTGGGAGCCTTTTGATAGTTAGCCCGATCCTGACGCGGCGACTCTTAGGAGTCGCGGGGCCATTCGGTGCCTGCCCAGTGCTTGTGTTGTTGTGATGCATACGTTCCAGCACCGGCGCTTACATGTCAACAATCAACCAGAGGTCGTTACCAACTCGTGATGTTAGGCGACGATGATGCCTAACGTGAGGCGCCTTGCCCGCACGGCGGGCATCGGGTGATAAGAAACAGACAAGAAACAGACAAGAAACAGACAAGAGACAGACAAGAGAGACGAGAGGTCCAGTGATGGTGTTAGAGGGGTGGCGCAGACTGCTAGGCAGGCTGGTGATTGGCGGGGTTGGACTGTTTCTACTGACTGCCTTAGTTGCCGCTGGAACGCCAGCGGCGTGGCATGACGCTTGCCAGGTTGCCGGTGTGTTGGCTGGACTTGTCACGGTCGTGTTGTTGCTGCCCGCTTGGCTGGTGGTTGCCTTGCTTGCACGGCGTGTTGCAAGGCGTGACGCGCGGCGTGCACGTAGCACTTAGCTGGCACGTAGTCAGCACGTCAGCACGTCGGCACGTCCTCAGTCTGTCCTCAGTTGCGTACTAACGTACTAGACAGATCTGTCTACTAACGCGCCAATCGTGGCGCGTACTACACACAAGAGGGGTAGATGTAGGCACACACATAACAGTGAGGCAGTGAGTTACGAGCCAAGATGTACCCGCGTAGATTGTGGTGATTTGCAGGGTGTGTAGCTCATAGTAAGAGGGCAAACGTAGGGGCAAGCCAGAGCTTGACCCCCGGTTGTTAGTAGCAGCAGTCCTAATATACGTACTACCTACCCATAAATTTCTGGTGGTACTGGGGGTGGGGTAAAGGCCAGCTAGAGGCATAGGGCACCCTCCTGGGGTGCCAGTAGATGATCAACGGACCCCTCGCTACGCTACCTGAAGGTTTGTGACCTGGACCACAGCAAACTACGAATCTGGCCCCAAATGGGCCATATTTGGTCACAAGTTGGTAACAATCACGAAAAACGGCCTTTTTGATCATGGTTTTACCCCGCTATATATAGTGAGGGGTTTAAAACTACTTACTACTACTGCTCAGCTCCTGAAGGAGCTTCGCGACTGAAGCAGCTAGCTGAGCAGTACCTACTAGACCAGCCCCTAAGGCTGGTCGTAGTAGTAGTGGCGAAGCCCTGAGGCTTCGCCTAGTACGGTTCGCTGTTTGAGCCTAGGGCTCACAGCTCACGGATGATAGGGGCACCCTAGTGCCCCGCTATTAATGCGCTCCGTCGCAGGAGCGCAATTTAATGTGCACCTTCGGTGCAATTAATTAATGCGCACGCCTCCCCCACCCCGGCGTGCGCTATATATAGAGACGAGAGAATTGTGGCTGACAACCTCTCTCGAAAGGCACCACAGAAAAACATCAGCGTTAAAGACGCGAAGGCTCGCGTCCTCGAACTCATCGCCCAAGGCTTCAAAGTCGAAGAGGCGATGTCTGCAGTAAACCGCAAGACGGCTACATATCTGGACTGGCGAAAAAACGACAAGGAATTTGCGTCTTCAGTCGATGGTATCCGGCAAGCAAAGGCACAAGTAGAGAAGACCGGGAGACCGGCTGTACCGGACTTCCCGGAGTTCTGTGCGGAGTGGTTGAAGCAACCACTGTTTCCGCACCAGCTGCGAATGTATGACGTGATCGAGGGGCGGGAGCCCCGCGACATGCACGACTCGATGACCTACCGGGCCGGAGATCCCCAGCGGGTTCTGATCAACGTCCCACCAGAGCACGCGAAGTCCACGACCTTCACTGTCAACTACAGCGTCTGGCGTATCCACCGGGACCCGACAGTCCGAATCGTCATCATGTCCCAGACTCGGGGTCTGGCCCAGAAGTTCCTCTACGAAATCAAGCAGAAGCTGACCTCACCGCTGTACCGAGAGATGCACCTCCGGTTCGCTCCAGAGGGCGGCTGGAAGGACCAGGACCAGTCCTGGACTAACGACCTCATCTACGTCTCTGGCAAGAACGTCGATGGAATCCAGAAGGACCCCACTGTCCAGGCGATGGGTCTCACCGGTCAGATCTACGGTCAGCGTGCTGACCTGATCTTCCTGGACGACATCATCACGACTAAGAACGTCCGCGAGATTGACAAGCAGAAGATGGTTCTCGATCGAGAGATCGAGTCCCGCCTCCCGTCCGCCCAAGAGGGCGGCGGACTACTGGCCATCCTCGGCACCAGAGTTAGTCCGCAGGATCTGTACCGCACCCTCATTGACGAGGTGGACGGCGACGACGATTCCGTCTGGACCTACTTCCGCCAGCCTGCGGTCCTTGACTACGGCGACGGTGGCAGTTCGACGTGGAAGACGTTGTGGCCGGAGAAGTGGAACGGTAAGTCGCTAGCACGCCGGAAGCGTGGAGCCGCTGCCTGGAACCTCATCTATCAGCAGCTCAACGTCGATGACGAGATGACCTTCCACGCCGAAGCCGTCGAGGCTTCGATCAACGGCGGTCGATTCCCTGGACTGCTCACCACCGAAGGAGTGCATCACCGCGAAGGCGGGATGCAGGGCCTGTACGTCATTGCCGGACTTGACCCGGCAACCGTAGGCGCCACGGCGATGCTGGTGATCGGCCTAGATCCGCTGATAGGTAAGCGCTACATCCTGGATGGATTCAACCAGTCCGACTGCCCCCCGCATGTGATGCGGGAGAAGATGCAGTACTTCACCGAGACGTACTCGGTGAACGAGTGGGTCATTGAGCGGAACGCCTATCAGCGTTCCATCACTCAGGACAAGGATCTCATCAACTACCTCCGCGCCCACGGCTGCAAGCTCACCGAGCACACCACTGGCACGAACAAGTTCGACTCCGACTTCGGTATTGCGACGATGGGGCCGCTGTTCGATACCTGCGGTGAGCCCGACCCGAAGTCCCCCAGTGGTCGCTGGAAGCGTACGCCGAACACCGCACTGATCGAGCTGCCATCGGACAAGCAGAACCAGTGGGTTCAGCAGCTCCGTGACCAGCTCATCATCTGGCAGCCGGAAGGCATGGCGCAGAAGCAGAAGACAGACCTCGTGATGGCCCTGTGGTTCTGCGAGATCGCGGCCAAGAAGATCCTCAACCGGCAGAAGAAGAAGACCCACTTTGCCGACAACCCCTTCCAGAACTCAGCGCGGAAGCGGAACAGGTCGGTTATCAGCCTGGCTGACATGCGCCGTCAAAAACAAGAAGCAGAGATAGAGGCAGCTGGATGAGCGAGCTAGCTTTCCCCGATTACTCGGCGGAGGTGAATCACTACCTCCGCCTTCAGGGCCTATTCGCCAAGCGTGACGACGCTGTGGCGCTAGTTCGCAGCGTTCGTCAGGGCAACCTGAAGCAGCTGTTCCCGAACGACCTGGACCTCGAACTTGACTTCCAGGGTGTCCCGATCTCGAACTTCATCGACATCGTCGCTCGGGATATGGCAGAGGGTATCGCCCCTCTGCCTGCACTGGCTTGTGTGGCCGGGAGTATGCGGACTGATGCAGACATCAGCCGCGCCCAGGCGAAAGACCGTATCGGTGACGGCTACTGGAAGCACTCGCACCTAGAGAAGCAGATGCTCAGCGGTGCTGACCAGTACATCACTTACGGCTTCCTGCCGTTCTTCATCGAACCCGATGTTGATCACAAGATGCCGTTCATCCAGCTCGATGACCCTCAGCACGCCTACTACGAGAAGAACCGCTACGACGAAGTCACCTTCTACGCGAAGAAGTGGATGAAGACGGTTGACTTCGTCTGCGCCAAGTTCCCTGAGTTTTCCGGCACTATCCGCAAGGACCCGAAGACCGGCACGAAGGTGCCTGGCGATCAGCTCATTGAGTTCGTACGCATCGTCAACCAGACCCACGTCGCAATAGTCCTGCCCAGCAGGCAGGGCCTGGTGCTCGCTCAATACGAGCACAAGCTCAATCGAACACCCGTAGTAATTACCGAACGTCCGAATATTGACCCGACACGCCCTC